TTCATTGCTGCTTTATAAGCACTTGCAATTGCTGATCCCACGGATTCTAATTTAATAAGTCTCATCGCCTTTCTCATTGCCTTAAGAAGAGGAAGTGCTTTTGCTAAATTGCTTACAAAAGAAGCTAAACTGTTTACAAGAGAAACTCCCACCATTGCTACAATCCCACTCATAACAATACTCATTGTTACCGTATTATCCAGTAACTCAGCAACTTTTTCTAAGACTGGAGCCAAAGAAGCTGATAGTCTTTCAACTGATTTTGTGATTTGTTGCTGGACATCTAATCGTTTAGCTTCTTCTATGCTTATATCAGCTGCTTTAGCAGCTTGTTCTACAGTTAAACCCTCATTTATTTTATGTTGGAAATACATTTTAGCCATTTGATCTGTAGATACACCCATAGCTTTAGCTATTGCTTGTTGGTGAATTCTATTACCAGAAGCAAAAGCATTTATAACAGCTTCATTTTTTCCGATTTCATCAGATAAAGTTCTCATATCATTCATTAAAGCAGCAGATCTTGCTCTTTCTAAATTGATTTGTTGGCCAGTTAAAAGTTCTGCTTCTAATTCAGCTTCAATAGATGATTGAAAATTTAATAAACTATCAGCAATACCTTCAACTTCTTTAAGAGATAAACCTAAACCACGGGCTGCTGCTGATGCTTCCTCTAAAGCTTTAGGGTTTTTACCCAATGAAACTGATAACATTCCAGATGCGGAAGCTGTATCTTTTAAAACATCTTGGAAATTAACAGCTCTGCGGTTAGTACTATTAAAATTACTAACAACACTAGCTGTATCATCATCTACATCTGCTAAATTTTGACCAAATGCTTCTGCTCTTAATGCTAAATTAGCAGTCTCTGCTGAAGATAATCCTAATAGTTCAGTTAATTCAGTGGCTGCTAAGATAGTATCTTTATTAAAAGCAGCATTGACATTTATACCTAATTCTTTAGATAAAGAAGTTATAGTTTTTACTTGATCAATAGATGATACTATTGATCCATTTATTGTACTAAAGTTAGTAGCAGTTTGACCCGTTAATTGTCTAAATTCTCTATTGGCTTTGTTGAATTCTAAGAAGTGTTTACCAATAGTCGCCATTATAGTTGCAGGATCAGTTATACTTTTATAAAACCCTTTTGCTAATTTTTTTAGTCCTACAAATGCACTTTTTAATGCATTCATCCCCCCTAATGCTTCTCTAGTAGCTTCAGCTTCAAGTTCTGATCTTTCAGCTACTGCGTTATTTAAATCCTGAGTAAGACTTATTCTTAATTTTTCTAGAGTATTTCTCTCATCAACAGTTAAATTTTGATCTTCTAATTGTTTATTAATAACATCTAAACCTGAAGTATAATAATCTATCTGTTCATCTGAGGCTTTAAATTTATCTGCAAATTCTTTAGAAGCTTTTGTTGAATCTATTAATTTTTTATTATATTCTTCAACTGATTCTAATGCTTCGTTAATATTAAAATATTGAGATAATGAAGATAATCCAGGAATTTGTGTTATGGTTTTTAAAATAGCTCCTGTTAATCCTAAAGAATTTTCTATAGCTGTTTGTTCTTTAAGTGCTGATTCTAATTGTCTATTAAACGATGCTTGTAATCCAACATTTTCATCAAGAATTCCATTTATTTCTCGATAAGCTATTTCTTCTTTAGTTGTTAAGCCAAAATGTTTTTTAGTTAATTCTAAAGCTGCTTTTTGTCTTTGTAAATTTGCAAATTCAATTTTACTTCTATCTTGAAGTTGTTTTAGTTCTTTTACACTTATTTTTGTAATATTTTCCCTTCTATATAATATTTGAGATGCTATATTTTCTAGCTTTCTAGAAGCAGAATTGATTTGGTTAAAAGTAGATCTACCTTTAGTTAATTCTGAGTTAATACTTTGGAAAATACCAACTACAGCATTTAACTCACTATTAAGTTTATTTGCTTCAGTTTGAAGTCCCTGTAAATAAATTTGAGCTTCCTTAACTTCGTTAGCATTAAATATCTTAAACCCCTTACCAATTTGGTTTGCAAGATCTGCTATTTGCTTATTTAGCTCATTAATGTCATTAGGTAATAAAGCCATCTATAAATTTTATTATAAATATTACGGTTTGTAACTTGCTTTACCTTTATATTGCTGATTTGCCTGTAAAAATGCAGGAGTATTAACTTTACCTTCAGAATTTACTAAAGTTGTATTTTGGGATGAACCTTTTTGAGCGTTTTCATAAGATTTACGCTCTTCATCATAATATTTCTGAATTTCAGAAAATGTAAATTTTCGTAACCATATAGGCATGTTGTATACGGTATACAAATCATATCCACCATTGCCGTGAAATACGATAGAGTGGAGTTGTTTAAATAAATTTACCCTAGCTTGGGGTGCTACCTCAAATGTCAGGCCAAAAAAAGCTCAAACCAATAGGAACAGTGACCTCCTCTCCACTGTCTAAGATGAAACTCATATCCACATCTGGTTGAGTATCTCTTATATGATTACGAAATGCTCTAGAGTCCATAGCTAAAAATTGGTTGTCTACAAATTCTCTAATTTTTTTTATGTCAGTGTCACCACCTACTGAAGTAATCATGTGTTTTAATCTGGTAGATAATTCGGGAGCAAAGTCTTTATTTAGTTTCTTTAGACCTTTTATTTCCCTATCAATAGCTTTTTCATCCCTACCAGTTAAAATTTTGTATGTAATTACAGTTTCACTGTGGGGGAGAGTGTATGAAAATTCATTTGTACCTCGGGTTATAAGTGAACTTTCATCAAATTCTTTATTATCTAATGTAGATAAATCTACAGTATGGGTTTCTCCTTCATAAGTAAATTCATAATCTTTACCATAACCTAAAATACGAGCTGCGATTAAAATTGCATTTTTATCCCCTACAATTAAATCGTCAATATTGATTTTGGTAACTAAAAGAGATTCTAACAGTTTATCTAAAACTATACCTTTTTGGATATAAGATTGGTTAGTTAAAATATCTTCTTCTTTGGCCGTCATATATTTAATTTCTACTTGGCCGCTTGATAGAGGATTATCTTCAGAATAAACTAAACCTTTTGAAGGTAACTCTATTGTTTCAGTTGGAAACTTAAATTCACTCATATACTATTTTATTTATTATAAATAACTTCATTACATGTAATACATATAGCAAAAAGAAATTTTTTAATAAGTATTACTTTGAATTTGTTTGGTATCAAATTCTTTCTTAATCCACCCTTTCATAGCTTCAAATTTCTCAGATGTATGTCTAAAGTTTTCATCTCTATAATTATCCATTGTTCGGTGAAGATGTTCTACATCAGTATGTACTCGTCTATCATTATCTAATATGTAATTGTTTAGATCAGTAGATAATGAATCTATTTGATGATTTAAATTCTTAATAGCTTTTTTGTTATTGATAATAGTTACAACCATACCAACAACTACACTTGCTAAAATGCCAAAACAAAAATACATTAATTCCATAATTTTAAATTTTAAAAGTTTACAATAACATAAATATAAAAAGAAAACTTGGCAAAGCCAAGTTCCCTTTAAAAAGTTTTCTAAATATCTTAGAAATTTAATACACAATAATCCATACCAACAGCCATACTAATATTCTGGGCAGCACTTTCATTATCCCAACTATATTCACCAAAGTTTGCATCTTTAATAAAAGCACCTTTAATAACCCATTCAGAAACAATATCACCTACTGGACCTAATACGTTAAAAGTTAAGTCTTTCTTATAAAAGTCTGAGTATCCATTTCTACCTGTTACAGATTCGTGGTGTAAACGGACCCATTCCATTACAGCTTGTGCTCCTGATGGAGTGATAGGATCAAATAAAGTAAATGTTATATCACTCCATTTTGATTTGCCTTTTACTTTTCTGTAAATGTTAATGTGGTTTAATACTACTTCATCTTGGGTTAAAGTGATAGCAGAAACCCCTTTAACAATATATGCGGGGAAGCCATCTATATACATAATAAACCTGTTTTGTTGTTTAGGTTCAAATGCTGTAAAGAATATTTCGTTTGGATCTAATACTGCCATTGTGTGTTATTTTTATTGTGGTTAAGGCAATTTGTTTATGATAAATAGGTACCTTTTAATTTTTTTTTTTATAGTTTGTAATTTTTAGGATGGGAATACAGCTCCTGTTGGTAAGATGTTAAAATCTAGGTAAATAAATTCTGCAGTTTTAGTTGGTTGAATGTAAATGGCACCTACTAACTGATTTCTATCGATAACATCTGCTGTATTATTTGTTTCATCCATTACCACTCTAAAAGCGTATAATCCTTGTCTTTGTTGAATACTAGCAAGGTATGGATTAACTTGTGCTAAGAAACTATTTCTAGTTGCATTTGTGTTTTGTTCAAATACAAGATTATCTGCGATTTGAGAGATGTAAGATTTAAGTTCAATTAACAATCTTCTAACGTTTACTCTATCTAAAGCACTTGCTTGATTTTGAAGAGTTTTCTGACCAAACACCACAACTCCTCTACCTGGGAATGTTGCTATTGGGTTTACTTTACCAGTGTAAAGGTCATCTCTGTTAGTTTGAGTTAATTTACGTTCCGCTTGTACTACTTGTCTCAATCCACCTCTGTTAATACCTGCAGGTGCAAACCATGGTTCTGCTGTATTATCGTTTGCTGCGTATACACCAGGAATTAATGTTGAAGCAGGAACCCATACAAGTTGTCTTGTGTCAGGATCTGTAATTTGTAACCATGGCCAATATGCTGCAGCATATGAAGTATCTAATGAGGCAGCAGTTGAAACAGTAGCTGTAATTGAAGAAGCATAATTTTCTAAATCTAGAGGTACAATAGCATCTCCTCTATTTTCAACATTTGAAATTAAAGTATTAAGTGGGGTAGCATGGGTACCATTTATATAAATTAAACCTGGAGCTGAGATGATGTTATATCTAAATTCATCTTTATTTGCTAATAGGTTAAATGCATCTGTATAATCTGAACCTGATACACCCTGGGTTAAAGTATTTCCTATATTTTCATATAGAGTATTATTACCACTCATTACCACACCTGTAGCTCCTCCAAATGTACCACTTTGGGCGGTTGGGATTGAACTTGTAAATGCGGCTTTAGCATTTCCACTATTATCAAAATAATCTGGAGTAGTAACATTTACTGCACTTACTCTTACATATCTAGAAGCATTTCTATATGAACCTGTAGGTTGTAGATAAACATCTGTTGTACCTGAACCCATTAAAGTTTGGGTTTGATCTCCAATAATTCTAGAAATGAAATTTGATGATTTAGGATCTAAAGATAGATTAGTAAAAGTTTCTAATACTCTTTTGGTTTTAGTTGTATCATCACCTCTTCTAATTATTAATCCAAATGTGCCTGATGAAGTATTTGGGTTTACAATTTCCCATCTTAAGTTATCAGCAGATCCACTTGCCAAAGCTCCAGTTGAAGTCTCAGAGCTTGTACTGTTCATAATCTCACCTTCACCTAGGGTTTCTAATACGAAAGCTTGTTGGTTTACGATATCGTCAGCTGCTAAAGTGATAGTTAAATCGGCACCACCACCTGTTGTAGCACCTAAAGATCCGGAAGTAAATATAATACTATCTCCAATTGCGAATGTACCACTTTGACCAGTTACAGTAATAGAAGAAATACTTTCTGAGTCGGTTAAAGTAATAGATGCTGTTACATTACTATTAGAAGCTGATACTCCTGTTATTGTTCCTCCTAAGCTACCTGTGGCGTTAAAAACACCTAAAGATCCTAATAAAGCATCTGCTGTAGTATCAAGTACTCCACTTTCTACATTATTATAAATTGTAGAAGTTGAAGCAGGTGAAAATGAACCGGAAGCTACTCTAGTTACAATTAAAGAAGTACCTCCGTTTTGAAAGTAGTTGTAAGCTGAGATGCTTGTTAAAAATGAATATTCTGAACCGCTAAAAGTAAATGTACTTCCAAAATTAGCTAAATATTCTGAATAGCTTGTAACTAACTTAGGAACGTTCACTTTACCTTTTACAGTAGGTCCTACAATAGCGGCACCTGCTTGAATAGGTCCACTTGTTATTTGAGATTGATCGTTTTCTCTAGCTAATACGCCTGGGGAGATGAGTGTTTCTGCCATTGTTTTTTATGTGTTTTTTATTATAAAATATGAAAAATTTCCTACAAAACTTATTCTAGGGGCAAAAACTCACCAGTTTCTAAAGAAATGGAACCTTTTCCATACTTTTCTTCTAGTTGATTAGCTAAAACTTGTTCTTGTTCTTGAAGTTGAATCAAATTTGATTTGAGTTGTTCTTTTTTTAAATTTAAATTCATAATTTGAATTTCTATATTTCCTAAATTAGAAGTTAAATCAAAAAAACCTTGTTTAAGCTCTTTTATATTTTGAATTTCTTCAGATGTTAAAACTTTTTTATCCATGCTTATACATATTTTAGAGTTTATTGAAAAATTAATTTATATCTTCAAAATTTGAAGGATTATTGTTGTTTTGTATTTCTGTTCAAGAAGGAGATGGAGTTATATCATCTAATAAATTATCCACAATTTCAGTTTTAAATACAAGCTGACTTTTGTTTTTAAACTTTTTAATAGCCGATAATTCTTTTTGAATATTATCTGGTACTATATACCCATATAGTTTTAAAGAAAAAGTACTTTTTACTGTTCGTTCTCCCCCCTGAGCAACTTCAACTGGGGTTGCAAAACTATCAATGCGGGCTCTGAATTTAAATCTTTCAGGATTTCCCCAGTATGAATCTGAAGAATAATTTATGGCTTCAATTAACTTATTTAATTGTTCAACATAATATGTTGATATAATAAAATCATATGTTATAGTAACGTAATCAGGTACTATAACAGCATAATATTGTCTTGTGGGGATACGATTATTTAATATATTGAAATTGTCGTATGTGTTGGTTTTGCTATAACGTTTTTCAAAAACTTGAAAGTTGTTTGGATAATTAGCATCTAATTTATTATAAACCGTACGATTTTTTTCAATATTGTTTCGTTTAAAAACAATAATAGGCATCATAATTTTCCCTTCACGATCCCTATAATATCCATCTTTTTGGATTTGCTTCCATCTTTCGGGGCTACCATAAATGATAGGAACTTTTTGCATTACCCCATTTTGCATTACTGTAGGTTTTATTACATTTTCCATGTAATAGAAT